TTTTTATATTCTGGAAGCGATCTTAAGTTGTCTTCAATTAAATTTGCATTTTGTTTCCATGTTTCACTTCTATTTATTTTACTTGTAAAATCATTGTAAGGTTTAGCAAGGCTTTTAAAACTATTAAAAAGTTCATACCTAGATTTTTTAATTAAACCAGAATCTTCGTTAGATAAAATGTAAAGAACATCTTTATCTGCAAATTCTTTAAAAGCCATAGTTTTTTTAGTTCCTACACCTGGTGTATTAATAAAATCAAAATATGCTTTCATTTTTTTTTCTAAACCATGTATTGTTCTAATTTTATTTTTAAAAAATGCTTTTCTCCATTGAGATTTAGATTTACTTATTTTTTCATCTGAACTTTCTAAATTAGTATAAAATGTAAATCCTTCGTAAGTAAAAGGTCTTTTGGTTACAGCGCTTTTTAATCCGCTACTTGTTGTTATATTAGGTAATTTTAAAACTTTAGTGGTCCACGCAGATGTATCTGATCCTGGAATTTTTATTTTTGGAACATGTTTCTGCCAAGCATTTGACATATCTTTTAACATTTTATCAAACTGTCTTACGCCATATTTTTCAAGATTTTGATCCAACCAATTTTTAGTCCAATTGTTTGTGTACATTCGCTGCTCTAAATTTATTTTATCTCTTGCTATTTTTGCTGTACTTATTTGAGACTTACCTTTTTCAGCAACTCTTTCTAAAAACTGTTTCATGTTTTCATTAGTTTTTTGTTCTATATAAACGTTATAATTTTTCTTTCCATCGACAGTTCGTGCAACTCTTTTTACATATTTTTTTAATTTAGTATCATATTTAACTCTAGATCCATATTCTGTGTCTTCATATCTTCCATTATACCCTGGTCTCGATCCATCAATCGATGGTGTTACTAGTTGGCCAGCGTTGTATCCAGCTCTGCCACCATCAGCAAAGTTTTCTTTTGCGTATATTTCAAAAAATCTTTTAAAATTTAGTTTAGGGTTCTTTTCTCCTCTACGATATCTTCTATAAGCTCCTATTACTTGATCAAGTTTTTGTTTACTAGCCCCAACTCCATGTCCACCAGCAAACCCGATCCGTCCACCTTCAGCATGTGGTTTTAAAAATGGATTAGGTTTCCAGTCTTCTAAAGTTTCACCAGGTCTTAAAACTTCTGTCTGTTCTAAATCTGGGTTGAAAGCATCTGGGATGTCGTTTACTTTTGCAAGTTGCATGTTCCGCGGCCCACGAGCCTTAGATGGTCGTATCAGCCATGTCATCATTTGTTTGTATTCTTTTGGAGTCATTATTCTCCTAACATTCTAGCAATACCACCTGATGCAAAGTCATCTGGTTCTGGATAGTTTGAAAAATGATCAGCAAGATCTTCATCTTGTTTCTGTAAACTTGAAATGTCTCTTGTTTTTTTCTTCTTTCCTGTAGCAAACATTTCTACTTCATCAAAATTAGATTCATGTTGACCAAATTTATTAACAGACGTTTCTTCAAATTTTACGTTCTCTGGATGTCCTCCAGTAAATTCTGCTTCTTCAACCCAGAACTCTTCTTTGGTTTCTCCCCCTTTAGATTTTACTTTTCCTGTTTTACTAATATCAGGTTCAATAACTTCAGCCGCTTTATATGCTAATCTAACCGGTTGACCATAATAACCATCTGGAAAACCATGCTTACCCATTCCAATATCCACCCACACATCTCCTGTGTTTAAATCTTGATTAACAGTGATAGGTGTTTTTGATTCTGGTAATTTAGTTGTATGAGTAATGAGTCTATCATATTCTGTTACTTTAGCTTCTTCACCTTCTCTAATAACTTTATTTACAAGGGGCTTGAACCATGATGGCATGCTATCGACACCAGATTTAATTGGAACTGAAGTTAATTGTTTTGCAACGGGTTTACCTGCTTTAAATAAACTACCTAATCCAGCTTTAGCTGCTCCTATCGCTGCGCCTGCTCCACCCATTAATTTTAAAAACGCACGAC